GTAGACACCGCCGTTTCAGAGAGGGAAAAGTCATCAATTTGGCTCTGCCCCATAAACGCATCTACCGCCGCTTGCATCGCCTGTGTTTGATCAATGGTGCCGTCTTGGCCAGGTGCGGGGGTGCAGGTAATGCGTCCGCGCCACGGGAATACAGGCTGACCATCCTCGTCAGAATAAGGGCTTGGCAATTCATTATCAGGCAGAACATCCATTAAGATGAAGGGGTAAAGCGTAATAGAAAAACCGCGCGATTTCAGCGCGCTTATCGCTTGCAAAATAGACGTGTCCGACGGCGTTCCGCCAAAGACAGGGCGGTCTTGACCATCGCGGCCAATCAGATAAGCGCTATCTCTTTCAATGCCGCCAACCGACCATGTGAGCGGTTCAGTATTTCGCAATCTCTGCTCGACGCCCGGACGAAGATCGCATTGCTCCATGCGCAAATCTGTACCGAACCAACTAATGATAATAGAAACGTGACGGCAATTAGGAAGCTGCGCCTCTAATTGATCTAAAGCGCGGTTAATATCCGTTAGCCCCGTTAGATTATTCACATTGACCGTAAAAGATTGCCCCGCGCCTAATTGATCTTCAACAGCTTCGGATGAATAGGCAAATTCACCCGATGACGGCAACAAGCAAACGCTTTGCACAAGCTCTTCAAGGCGCGGTTCGCCCGTTCTTACGCTTGGAATACGTTGGACCTCAAATGATAATTGCGGCAGACGTCCGCCGAAATCATCGAGCGGAAAGTCTTCGAAAACAACATAAGATGTGTTTTTAAACGCTGGAACATCGCCGCCCTCAATCGCTTGTATAATCGGGTCAGGACTTTGATTGGCGCTGCCGTTATGCACGCGCATTGTAATATCGGATATGGGCAAGATTGCGCCGTTCACCCAAATACGGTCAACGGATAAAATCTCGCCTTCGCACAGCCCGACAGCAAAACTGACGCTATAGCTGAAATTCGTTTGCGTGGGCCCGCCCTTCCCGCCCGCGCGTTCTTCGGTTGCTGTTTCCAAAACGCGGGAGGCCCAAATGACCTGTCCCGCCAAGCGTGAGCGGCCATAGATACGCGCCATCGGCGCACCATCGCGGGAGGTCTGAATATGAAAACTATCAAGGCGCGGGCCTTCTATGTTACGATTATCAAATAAACGGCCAACAGATTGCACCGCATAATTTTGCGCATATTGTCCAGCGGCTTGGATTAAATTTGTTCCAATTTGCCGCGCGCCATTTACAAGAAGAGTTGTCATTTAGCGCGCCCCCAATAGGCATGCAGCATCGTGGTCGGGCTGATGAGAATAGCCACATGTTTGCACATGGCATGGGGCTGCATACGAAACATAAGCACATCGCCCGGTTGCGCTGCATTTTTAGGGAGAGGCCGCAAATAGGTTTGCGCTGCATTTAATAAAGTTTCCGCGCCGCCCGTTTCGGCCCAATCGATGCTATAAGGCGGCAGAGCAGCAGGCTCCACGCCATATAGCTCTCTCCACACCCCTCTTATGAGACCCAAACAATCACAGCCTGCGCCTTTAACACTGGCTTGATGCTGATAAGGTGTATCGAGCCATGTTCGGGCCGTGTCTATGATGTGGTTGCGCGATAACACCCCATTTATTTCGCCGCTCATGAATAGCGTGACCCGCCGTCCAATGTTTCCCCTGTCTGCGGCCCGCGCGCTAAGGCATCATCACCGAGTAAGTAAGGGAAGCCGCGGAAGTTTTCTACATTGTCAAACTGCTCGCGGCAGGCTTGGAATGTGCGCGGACAAATCGTTCCGTTTGGAAAATCGGCGAGGTTCAATCCGCAGCGGTTATCGCCTAATTCCGCATCGCAACGGCGCGAGAAAACACGCCCTGTCGAGCGGTCAAGTTTGGCGGCTCGGCCAATTAGCTCGGCTTCAAACCCAACCTCGCTCAGCGCAACATCGCCGAGCATCCAATGCGCAACATGAAGCGCTGATGATGTGTCAGTCCAATCCACGCGAAATAAATCAACATCCGCGCCATCATATAAACCACTACGTAGGTCTTCAGGCGTTATCGCATCGGATGAGAATAAACCGTCGGCGCGCGCCGTATTCACAGAAAAACCAATATCTTGTTCTAAGGCTCCCGCATCAAAACCGCTTTTGGCTTCATAGGTTAAGCCGCCAAAATTTAAATCTATATCATGATCCGTAAAGCCTAAGCGCCGTCCGTCTTTGCGGGTCATCCGCCATGCCCAACAAAGGGTCGTAGATGGCCTTTTAAATTGCGCCGTTTGTAGAGCTGAAAGATTACGCATGATCGAGCACCTCAATTAATGGAATGGACGGAATTTCGCCTGCCCCGAAACTATCCAGAGAAATATCAAGCTGCGGGGCGTCAAAACGGACAGGGATATCAAATTCAAATCCCGCTGTGATAATCGCGCCAACGTCCGGAGCTGCTGTCAAATTAACCTGCCCCGTTAAACTATCGAGTGAAAATTCAGTCGTTGTGACGCCATCAATGGCAATCAAAACAGTCTCTTCAATCGGCTTTGTAATGAGGCGATTAACTTGCCCCGCTGCGTCGCCGTAAGTTTTGGAAAGCTGAAATATATGCCGCCGCCCATCTCCGGCTCCAATCGCTTGGTCTAGGGCCGTAATCGGCGCATTAATCGCGCCTGATTTAAAATCCATCGGGTCGCGAAATCGAAAGGCATATAACGGCCCTTGGCGCGCTTCGAAGAAATTAAGCAAGCTGTAAATATCATCAATTGACTTAAGCGCCGTTCCCGCGTCATAAACACGCCGAGAAAACCGTTGAGCGGCATTGCGCTGCTCGGTTCCGTTTGACAAAGCCGCAATAGAAATTTGCCGCCTTGGGCCGCCGCGCGCACCAAAAGCAAGGCGCACGGGAAAACGTATATCGTGAAATTCCATCTTTATATCCTTTAGATATATCGCTGACCGCTGGCGACAGCACGGGCCACAGCCGCAGAGATTTGTCCTTGCGAACGCTGCAAGCCTTGCGGGTTATCCATGCCAGAAACATTCAGATTAACCGTTGTGTTTCGCCCGCCAGAACGCCCGCCAATTGCGCCGCCGACAAAGCCGCCCAAAGCGCCGCTTAAAGCATCTGTGATCGGTCCCGTAATAAACTGATCGACCGTGAGCCGCGTTAAATCCTGCGCAATAGAGCCCGCTAAGGCGTTAAACGATAATTCACCGCGCCGCGCGGCGCGTTCAAGGGACGCGGCAATACGGTCACCCGCGACATCCAAAATCATCCATAAAATTTACTCCGTCCCATCTGGAAAATTCATCATCATTTTAGAAAAATCATCGCGGGTTATTGGCCTTTGGGTGGCGCCGCGCGTGCGCTGCTCCAGAAGCGTTAGCCAATCCGAGAGGCTGACGGCCCAAAACTCCTGCGGCGATAATCCAAAAATCCGAACGGCGACATCAAGCCATTCCGCAAAAGGCCAATCACGCGGCTTACCCATGATCGCGGCTCTCATTTAAAACGCGGAAACTTTGCTCGAAAACCGAAGCGGCGGCCTTTAATTGCTCCGCCGTTAAGTCTTCTTTTGAAAGGTCTGGTATTTGATGGCCATGACACGGGCGCAGCAACGCTGTCAGCATAAGACAGGCGGATTGCGGCGTAAGCGTTTTCATGTGACCGCTTAAATCTTTCGGCCCCGCCGCGTTTAACGCCTGCGATATCTCTGCTAACGCGCCAAGGGTCAGGCGTAACCTATAAGATTGTCCTTTGATTTGAACTTGTTGATCCGCTGGCTGGAACCCCGTCATTATCATCCTTAAACCGCTGTAAAGCTTGCAGCCCCCGCTGATGTGAAACTGATTTCATAGGTCGCTTCACCCGCAAAACTTCCCGCAAAACTGAGGCGGTTAATGATAAACTCGCCCTCAACGCGTCCAAAATCAGGTAGAATAAATTGGCAGGCTAAAGTCGATTGCTCAAAGAAAGCCTGCCGAACGAGCGCGTCGCTTTGCGCATCTTTGAAAATACCTGTTCCCGAAATATCAGCCGATTTCACGCCGCTGCCGGGTAGAAGCTCCCGCCATTGATCAACCGATTCATGATCGGTAACGTCAATCGTACGGGCGTTAAAGGTAAGCGTTTTACTGCGCAGCCCTGCAACCGTAATAAACTCACCCGCTTCATTTCTAATTTTAACGAGCATATCTCGTCCGCGTTGTGCCGTCATGGGGCGGTCTCCAATTGAAGAGTTTCAGTTTGAATGGAAAGCCGGATTAATCCGTGTTGCGTTCGGTTATCGCGCGCGCGGAATACATCCGTATAAAGATTATTAAGCCCCACAATACGGTAATCACCTTGCGCTTTGGGAATAGACTCTAAGCGGGCCGATAAGCTTGTTAACAGGTCGAGGATTTCCGCGCGTCCACTATAACGCGACCAAACATGCAGCGTCACCGTATGGGATAAAATCTCGACATCATCACCACTGCGGTCTTCACTGCGTATGGTTCCATATGTCAGATAGGGATAAATTGGATCTTCCGGCGCATAGTCATAAAGGCGCGGCGGCGTACCAAAAATACTGCCAATCGGGATATCGGCCGATAAATAATCATGTAGAATAGCCGAAATAATAGCCGGCCCTTTTGCTGCGCTCATTGTTGTTCCTCCTCGCACATAAAGTGAAGCCGTTCAGCGCGCGTATCAGGGTCAGATACGGCAATGACGCGTAAAACACGCTCGCCCCATAAAACCCTTATGCGCTCCGGTAAGTCCGGGTAATAACGGCTGATAACTTGGTAGTTTTGCGTCACAGTGCGGCGACCATTGCGATCCGTTTCGCGCGATATACGCGGCTCGATATGCGCCCAAAGGCGCGTATGAAAAACCCAGCGTGTATCAAAACCGCCGCGGCCATCCGGCGTTTCTTCGGCCCTATAAACGCCAATGGGCGTTCTTAATTGGCCAATCATAGCCGTACCCCACGGTATGGCATCAGCAAGGCTTGAACCATTAAGGGAATATCCGCAGGGCGGTCATCACCGCGTTCATAAAACTGCGCGGTTAGCAATAAGATCGCCTGCATAAATGGAGCGGGAATATCCGCCTCTGACGGGCCATAACCCGCAACCGCATCCACCTCTAAATTATGTGATGACGCCGCATATTTCGCGGCCTCTAAATGGAACCTGACAGGTCGCGAGCGTAGATTAGCCGTATAATCACTAGCCGTTAAAACGGTTTTACCGCCGCGTTTATCAATCACCCGCACCGCTTCAATTTCGAGCAGCGGATAATGATTGATGACAATATGACCATCGGTTTTCAAAGGCAATGAAAAGCGCCGCGATCGCGTTATTAAACTCACGCCGCAATAATCTTCGATCTGCAAGCGAGCCGCTTTAATCATATCAGCGATTAAGTCATCTTCATTATCGTGGTCGACACGGAGAAAAAGCTTAACACGGGCAAGCGAGACAGGCTCAAGCGCCGGACTCGTGAGGTCAGTCACGTCCATAATATTACTCATATGAGAAAGGTTGAGAGAGGCCGCCTCCGATTATCGGAGGCGGCAGGAGGGAGACTTAAAAGCCTAGTGGAAGCCCTTAGCTTTCAGAGCATCGCAGCAGTTTAATCGCGCTGAAGTCCTGAATGCCGCCGCCAACACGTTTCGTTGTATAAAACAAGACGAACGGCTTAGCGGAATAAGGGTCACGTAAGACACGTACGCCTTGACGGTCTGCAATAAGATAGCCGCGGCGGAAATCGCCAAAGGCAACAGGCGTAGATCCCGAAGTAATATCAGGCATGTCTTCAATCTCGATAACTGGAAAGCCGCGTAATGTTGAGGGCTGTCCGGCTTGGCTCGCAGGCTGCCAAATATAATTCCCATCGGCATCTTTGAATTTACGAAGACGGCCTAATGTGCGGCGGTTCATGATGAAACTCGCATTGCTGCGATATCGCGTTTCTGGTGCATAGGTCAGATCAATGAGAGCATCAATCGGTCCATCGGAATCGAAGTCACCATCAACACCTGTTGGAATATAACCAATCTCGCCTTTGGCTTCACTCCCGTCAGCCGCTTGCGGATAACTGAGGATACCGCGCGGTTTATTCACGCCGTCGCCAACCACAAAGGCCGCTGTTTCCTGCGCAGAGAAGACGTCTTGGACTTCTTCGGCGAGCCATTGATCGACATCGGCGACGCTATCATCCAAAAGCGTTTGCGTGGCCGCTGGCATGGCATAAAGCTCACCCGCTGGAAACTCGATTAAATCAAGATCAGGCGCGGTTGTTTCTGTCCGCGCATCGGCCTCGCCGGCCCAACCCGCTACAGCGCCGCCAGAACTGATAGGCTTGGTGAAATTAGCCGTACTGACAGCGCGAATAGTGGCTAAGGCCCGAAAAGGCGATACCTCGGCCAAAGCGCTATCAATCACGACTTCAGTTTCAACGGGCACAATATAACCGCCGTTACTATCAACTGCTGTCAGGGATTTCCCTTCCAGCGATTGCAACAGCGCTTGATCGCCAGAGCGCACATAGCGCGACCAAGCTTTGCGGGCTTGATTATCAGATTTAACATCCAGATGTGTCTCGCGGCCATCGGATGCGGCCAGTGTTAGCCGCTCGATTTGACCGGATTGACGGCTCAATGCTTTATTGAGCGTCTCAATTTGACTTTGTTTTTGCTCGAGCTCTGCGAGGCGAGCATCATTGGCAATTTGAAAGGCCGTGAAATTTTTTGCAAAATCACCACCACGCGGCTGCGGGGCCGCTTTGGTTTCTTTACGCACAGCTTTAGGCATTTACTGACTCCTTTGTCATTTCATTAGCTTGTGGGAGTGGAACAACATCGTCTAGAAAAGTGCTTCCAGTGTTATCTGAGCCAATTTCGGTCAGACGTGCACTGGGCAGCATTGGGAAGGCGACGATGGAAACCTCCCACAATTCAATATCTAATAAATCGCGGCCGCCATCGAGGCGTTGTCCAAAACGGCGCGTGCGGAACCCAATCGATAAGCCGCTCACGCTACCGCTCGTAATTAATCGCGCGATGCGGTCCGTTTCGGGATTACCAAGGAATAAACGGCCTCTGACATAAAGGCCGATATCATCTTCGAAAACCTCATCCCAGACACCGATGGGCTGCTCGGTTTCGTGATTAAACAACATCGGGAGTTTTTCAGTTCGGCTTAAAAGCGCAGCAGAAAAAGCCCCGCGCCGCACATGGTCACCCGATAAATCAACAAGATCAAAGCGGCTCGCATAACCTGCGAGGGTCAGTGTATTATCTTGGAGTAAATTTGGCATAGGCAAAGCCGTGCCTTGCGCCGTTTCGGGCGCATCGGTGATTAATATCATGGGGTTTCCTTTAAGGATTAAGCGGGGGCGGATGAGGCGAATTAAACCTCACGCTCTAGGGCATAGCGTCCAAACGTTTTTCAATACGAACAACGGTCTCGCGGGTCAGATCAACTTTTTCTTCAAGCCGTGCGAGGCGTTCATTCACAGGCGGCGTTTGCGAGATTTCGGCTTCTAGCATTTTAATGCGCGCTTCTGCTGCCCCCGCCCACATTAAGGCGCTCGCCGTTTGTAAGCCGATAGCGACAATCACACCGAGGGTGAATTTTTTCTCTAAGGAAAATCCAGTTTTAGCTGACATCATTGGCCTCCAGAGGCGGCAAGTCTGCCATTTGGCGGCGCTCATCATCTGTCAGAAAACTCGCATTTGATAGACGCGTCCATAAAGCGGCTCGCTCCTCTGATAGCGCCGGAATAGCGTCCATATCGACGGTAATTTTAACATCATCGCCAAAATGAGGCCGCATCCAGCGCTCAAGTCCCCTTGCCGTTTTCTTGACAAGTGGCAGAATAACAATGCGCCAAAACGCCAAATTAGCTTCACGGTAATTAGAATAAGTATTATCCCCTGGAATACCGAGCAGCATCGGCGGCACACCAAAGGCGAGTGCAATTTCGCGTGCGGCTTCGCGGCGGGCGTTTAAAAAATCCATATCCGTCGGCGATAAACTCATGGCCTTCCAATCAAGCCCGCCTTCAAGCAGCATAGGCCGCCCTGCCCGTTCAGCCCCGCTATGGGCCTCTTCAAGTTCGGTTTTAAGGCGGTCAAATTGATCGCTCGATAAACGCTCACTCCCCTGCGCGCCTTGATAAATCAGAGCGCCGCTTGGACGCGCCGAATTATCAAGCAAAGCTTTTGCCCAGCGCGCGCCTTCATTATGAATATCAATTGCGCGCGCAGCCGCTTCCATCGGCGCATAACCATAGCGGTCATCGGCGGGATGAAACAGCCTGAGGTGATAAACGCCGCATCGCCCCGTCGCGAGATCATCTTTGATAAAACGTTTGCGGTTATTCAGATCATATTGATAACCCGTTTTATGCCCCTTGGAATTTGTTTTCACTTCAACACGGTCGGGACGCAGCGCGCGAAATCCAATGACGCGGTCATCCAGCTTTATCGCTTCCAGATACCCATTGCCCGACACTTGGAGATAGCCGTAAAAACTCTCAAGGACTTCGGTGAAAGACGCTTCGCTATGGGCATGGCTAAAGGCGCGTAATAACGGGTCATTCAGCAGCGCTTCGCCGTTTCGCGTTATGCAAAACCCGACAGAGGCCGCAGCCTCTGCGATAAAACGAACGCAGCGATAGGCCACGGCATTTGATTGATAACCCGTACGGGACAAGCCTTCAAAATTTCGTTCTCCCCAATGCGCTTGATGGGCAAGTTGCAGCGCAATTAAAGGGCGGTTTTCTTGTGTTTTAACTGATAAATCAGCCGCAGAAACATGTTTATTTGACCGCTCATTTCCAAGCGCCGCTTTCATCCAATTTTTCATAAATCATTTCTATCTTTGCCGTGATATTTGCGGTACGGCGATAATTAAGCCGCAAGAAATATCGAAGTCATTTCTGACGATGAATGAAAGATAGCGTGAAAGAGGGTGGGTGAGGGTTTATCTCTGTATCTTTGAGAAAACCCTATTCATTTCAAAGGGTTTACGCCGCGCCTTTGCGGGATGGAGTACAGCCGATATCGCGGCTATAATCTTTAGCCACCGCATAATCCTTACGAATACGCGCGCGCAAACGCTCATTGCCTGTCACGGATGCCAAAGTTATGGCATGGCGATATTCAGTAATCGCCTGCTGTAAAACATCCTCATCATGCTCTGTGCGGGCGATTTGAAAAAGAGTGCTGGCTAATATGAGATGAATCTCGGCATTTTCCTGCGGTGTATTTTCAGGGCCGAAGCGATCTTGAGAACGGCGGAGCATAGAGGCTGATTGCGTCAACGCAGTCACATCGCCTGTTTGGCTTGCCAAAGTAATCATTTGCGTGGCAAGCTCACGGTTAAGGGTCGCCAGTTCTTTCGACGCCGCCTTTAAATCTTGGCGCGGTTTTAGCGTCTTCGATATCGCTTGGCTGTTTGACGTCTGCGTCATGATCTACTCCACATTGAGGGGGTAACATGGAGTCATTACGGTTAATAGTTATTTAAGACGCGCGAGTTCCGCCTCAGTTTTTTTGGCAAAAGCATAAAAATCCTGTCCCACCATTAAGCGTTTAAGCGGCAGTCCGACCGATTTCGCCAACCCATTCTTAAAAGCGTCAGGACGTTTCGCGGCTGCGGATTGATGGGATCGTCCATCGAGTTCAATGATCATAAGCGGCACGCCGTCGGGGGTTGTTATGAGATAATCAACATGCCGACTTTTAACACGCCCCCGCAGCGACCACGCAATCTGGGCGCTTTGACGGTTGGGCTTTACCGCAATAATATCTTCAAGACGGACTTTTGAGAAGACACGATATTGCGGCGTCAACTGGTCAAATAAAATCCCAAATAAGGCCTGCTCAGATTTATTGACAAAAAGATTAGGGCGTAAATTAAAGTTATGAAAAATTGCTGGATTGAACGCTTTGGTTTCAGGCGGTTTAAAACTTGCCTTAGGCCGTACCGCCCACAGCCATGCCAGAATTATTATGGCAATAAACACAAGAATAGGGGCAGAGAGGTTATCCATAACCTGTCATGCCAGAGCTAGCCTGAGCGAACAAGACCGCTAAATGCCGCGAATAGTCGGCCGCTG